AACCGTTGATTCCGCTTAGGCTACATCAACAATTAAATAAATATCTCTTAACTGCCGACCTTTGCACCGTTTTGGAATCCGGTTGTTTCTCCTGCTTCGACATAGCCGTCATACATCAGGTTTTGAGGGCTTTTACCGCCCATTGTAAGCACTTGTCCATTTTCAGGCGCATAGGCTGTCTGCGGTGTTGTTTGTGGCTGTTGTACGGTGTGCTGTTCATCCTTATAGGGATTGAAAGGCAGGCCGTTTTTCACATAGTCCTTACACATGGCTTTAGTAACTTCTTTTAGCGGCGTGCCTTGTGCGCTATAACAAGTACAGCCACTATTACCACCTTCAACGCAACCGGCGATGTATTCAAAGGTTTTAACTTGTCTTACATTGTCATAAATGGGTTTACTTTCAGGTTTTTCGGCAAGTGTAGGTACAAAATCTTCAGGCTTTAAACTACTAGTCGGTTGAGGCGGTGTACTACTTTCTGACGTTGCAGCTTCATCCGTTGTGTCTGATGTAGTCAATGCCGCTGTCTCTTGTTTTTCTTCTTGGTTAAATCGTTTGCTCATGTTGTTTATCGTGTAAAGCGTGAAGCCTATTAAAAGGGGAATAAACAGGACAACGAATATCAGGCTTTTGGGAATGCGACGTTTCGGCTTAGTATGCACTTCAGCAGACTTGTACATGCCAAAAGATTTTTTAGGTACTACAAACGTTCTTTCTATTGCCCTAGCGATATTCACACTGCTATCAGGCTGATCTACACATTCATTCCATTCATAGAGTTTACGTCCTACCGGCTTAATCGATACATGCATATGACGTTGAACAAGCTTTCTTACGAAGCTATCAAGAAAACTTGGATGTTGAGTAATCAGGACAATATCTAAACCATGATGTCGATGTAATGCCAAAGCTTCTATAAATGGAGGTACTTTTGAAGCGGCGGATCTAGTCCCCATTAAACGCTGTGCTTCGTCTATGATGACAAGCGAGCCATAAGGGAGGAAGTCTTGAAATGGCTTTTCTTTAATTTGTTCGTCTGTAAGTTCTTCATGTTCTATTTTGAGTTCTGGAATGCCATTGACGAACAATGGACGTTTTTTCTTTACGCCGTCTTTATCAGTAAAATGTGTGTAGCTTTCGTCTGTCATCAGCATATTGACGACAGAACTAGTTTTTCCGCTACCTGGTACACCAGTTTGTAAAATAATCACTTAGCTTTTCCCCCTGGAATAAAGGATAGTTTGCTGATACTTTGCATGGCAACGTTAAATGCAAATGCACCGAATATCAGACCTAATAAACTAATGCCAAGGGCAATAAATACTTTTGCAACAATATAGGTTAATAGCCTTTGTAATATGGCGAAAAACGCAGCTTTCATGCTTTAATCCTTTCTACTTGAAAACATGATATATGCTGCTGCTACCGCAGCGATACCAATCACAAGGAATCGGATCATTTCGGCAAAATTACAAATCATGTCATATTTAAATTCCATGGTTATGCCCAAATAGGTTGCAGTTCTTGGAGCAGGGCAAACACCATTATCGGGCAGGAAGAAATCAGGGCTAAATGTTGTATCGTTATTTGTATGAGGAATTTTGAAAGGTTCTTCTTGTTCCTCTACATCGCCTTTCTCTGAACAAGCTAATATGTCAGGGAAAACATTACAAAGTAAGCCTTTTGATTCTTCTTTCTTGTCATCTTTTTTATCTTCTTTTCTTTTATCTTTATCTTTATCAGATGGATCATCATCCGGATCAGGTTTATCATCTGGACGTTTATCAGGCTTATCATCTGGATCGGGTTTATCATCCGGCTTTTTATCAGGCTTGCCATCAGGATTAGGCTTAGGGTCAGGATCAGGCTTTGTATTGGGTGCTTCAGATCCGCCCGGTGTCAAATCAGGACGTTGAGTAGTTGCAACATTTACCGTTGTATTGCCGTTTGAATCTTGGCCGAAAGTAATTGTAATTTGAACCGGTTTTCCGTTTTCAGGAGTTATAGGGCCAATGGTTACGACTGTTCCGGCTGGGACTTTGATATTTTCTTGATATTGAGGTTTGCCAGCACCTTCTACAAATGGCGTTGGGTTTCCATCAATAGATGGAGTAGCGATTTCAAGGAATTTTTCTTCGGTTAAAGTAACAGTAGATCCATTATTTTCGAAATTAAATAAATACCTTGTTCCTGTGTTAAGTTCACAAACAACACCGGCACCATACATAAAAAAACATAAATCGAAATATCTATCAGGATATTCAGGTTTAATATATTTTTCAAAATAACTTCGAAATAATGGCGTTACTTGCATTGATAATAATTGCCCTGCCTCTTCTCGACTTTTTCCGCCTTTTGATATCGCACGCATTACGGATGAATCAACACCCAAACAAGGTTGTTTATGATTTAAACATAACGCATTATCATAAAATTTTAGAAATTCTTGTTGATCTTTATCGTATTTATAACCTTCAGATTCTAAAGACGGATTAACAGCTTGATATGCTTCGTAGGCAAAATAAGCAGCTGTACCCCAACCGGATAAACGTGACCCTAAAGCTGCGCCACTTTTTACAAGTTTAAATGCGCCTGATAAGACGGATTTACGAGAAACGGTTGCTTCAACAGTTGCACTAACAGTTTGTTTTGACAAATAACCTTCATATCTAGCCTTCATTGCCTCAGTTTGAAATTTTCTATAAGAATTATCTGATACAGAACGCTGCCACGGTTTTTTATCCCAATGTTCAGTATGTTGTTTTGAATAACTGATATTCTTTGAATTATTAACTTGAATTTCGCCAGAAATAGCAAAGCTAGAAGTAAATAAAACTAATAACGGAATGATAAATTTATTCATTTTTAACTTTTATTTTCTCTATTTTCTTCTTCTCTATAGATTCATTTAAATCAGACATAAACTTAACCATATCAGGATCTTTAGGGCTTGGTTTTTTTGGAGTTGTATTCATTAAATAAAAGTCATCATTATTAGAAAATTTAGTGTTAGATTTAGATTTTTTTTGAATAAACCCTAATAAATTTATAACTAAATAAAATACAATAATTGAATATCTAATTTCATTAGGAATAAAAATAATCTTTAAAAAATGAAATGTATAGAGAATAAAAAAAACAAAATTAAAGATTCTGATAAACATAATGCTAACTCTCGTAATGGTTGCTGAAAGTTAGATTATATCGCTTCTTCATTAAAACGAACCATAACCACTTGCTATCATGTCTTCAACCGTACTGTCTTCAGGCATAAGACCGGCATCAATCAGAAAAATTAAATAATCCTGATGTTGGTCATAACCATCTGACCAAACCCTTTCCATATACTCTTCGTGCGTTTCATGATCAGAGTCAGGCTCCATAAAGTCACCGAAGCCATAATCTGCTCCACCATAACTAGCCCCTTGTTCATACTCAAAATCATCTTCCATATCACTAGTCATTTAAAAATCATCCAGCCCACCACGACCGGAACAAACACACCAAGATAAAAATAAAAATCCATCATGGTTCTATCTCAATTTCTGCCATATCAACCTAATACCCCAAACCGCTGCCATGATGGCAACTACTGACCAGCCTATATAGGATCCGTCCTTCATGCTGTCTATCGGGTTACATTCAGGCAATTCAGCTTTTAAAATCTGCTCCCCATATTTCCAGCCAAACTTTGTAAAATTAAACTGATATAGCTTTCCGTCATCGCCAATTTTGGGAGGTACTAAACTGAAATAGACGTTTTCGGCATCCTGACGGGTTGCGTAACAATTATTTCCGACTTGGTAGCCCATTATTAAATACTCATGTCAATTAGTATTCAGACGACCTTTAAGGGGTCGTCTGAAACATGCTTCAAATTAGCGCAATACGCGGCGGATCAGCTGGATAGCGAAGATTGAAGCGATAATACCCAGTACGATGGCCGCAACGGATAATGCGTCAGTCTTTGCAGTAGCCAAATCGGTTTTAACGCTTTCAGGTACTTCGGCCAATGCTTGAGTAGCGAAAGACAGAGGAGCAGCGGCAACAACGGCCAGTTTTGCGCCGTATTTACGGCAAGTGTTCATCAATTTCATGATGTTTTCCTTAACGAAATGTTTAAAAAAATGTGTTTGCGGGCTATGTGAAGGTTTTAGAGACCGCCCGCCGAGCCTCATAAACTTAATTAATCTTCTTTTGTATAAAAACTGAAAATTAAAAATTCGCCGCCGATTTCTTCAATCGCCGAACTGAAAGCGTCTTCATAGCTTTCATATTGACCGGCAGATTTAATGTTTGGCGTAAAACCAATATCGCCGAATGGATCGGGATAGATGAATTCATGGTTTTCCAGTTCTTGAACAATAAATTTTTGCTGATACTTACTCATGATTCAGCCTTTCTTAGGCTTTTGGCGCTGCGCCTTTAACTTGGAAATCAAGCAATTTAGGAACGAGGCCTTTACCTGTTGATTCCATTGATACGGTTACATCAACCGCGCATGGGAATTTAAGATTTTTCAGCTTATCGAAATTATGGCTATCGCCAAATTTCATGCTTGCTGCGGTAAAGCCTACGGCATTGCCGTTTGACGGCATTGGGCTGGCTACCAAAACTGTGCAAGAATCGATTTTGTTACCGTCGATTTCGCCTTTAAATTGTTTTGCACCCAACAGGGTTGCGGAATACGTGGTTACTTGGCTTTGCTCAAACATTTTGAATTTCCTTTACTTGTTTAAAAAATTTGAAATAATTTTCTCTTCGAGTTCGATGTCTTTAATGTGTTGTTTTTCCCTGTCTTGTGGGAATGCGGTTTCTTTCTCATCAAGCAAATCATC